GTGCGATCATCCATGAGATGGAGGATTTGGTGAAGCAGGTCGCTCGTGCGCGGCGAGGTCTAAGCCAGTGACCTATGAACCGCCGCAAAGGCCAAGGTGAGAGCGGTCTTGGACGTCATGCCGCAAATGTGGCGCCGACCTCCTGTGAAGGCCGCGATGGCGTTACCGATCACGATGCGGGTTTAGATCTCCGCTACGGCTAGGCGCTCCGGCTTCCAGATGTGAGCAAGCTCGCTCATCAGTCTGACGAACTATATTACGAATCCGCGATCTTCATCATGCCGCTGAGACCCTGAAAAGGGGTATCTCCAAGCACGCACAGCCGGCGCAACCGTCGCTGGCCCACCCCCCATCCCCTTTCCCACACCCACTCGCGCCCGCTTGCGGCCGCGTGGGTTTCTCCATGCCTGAAAGGCGCACACCCACCATGACTCAAACCACCTCCGCCGACATCCATAAGATGTTCGTCCAAGCCCATGCTAATCCCAGCGAAGACATCGCCCGATCGGTCCTGATCAACGCCGGCGTCGATCCAGGGGCGCTGGAGAAGACCATCTCCACGGCCACGGGTCTGGTCGCCTACGATCTACAAGCGCCGGCCAAGAACCTCTATCCGGTCAATACGCCGATCCGAAATACCCTACCGCGGATTGGCGGGGGCACGGGCACGGCGACCAACTGGCGCCAGGTCAACGCCATTATCGGCTCTGGCTACGACGCCTCGGGCTGGGTGCCCGAAGGCCAGCGGGCGGGCGCTATGAGCTATAGCACTTCCACCAAGGCGGCCAGTTTCTGCACGCTTGGTGAAGAAGATGCGGCGACCTATGAAGCCATCAGCGCCGCGCAGGGGTTCGAAGACGTCAGTTCGTCCATGTCGACGCGCCTGTTGCAGAAGTTGATGCTGAAGGAGGAGCTGGCGCTTCTGGGCGGCAACACCTCGCTCCAGCTCGGCACGCCGGCGGGGCCGACGGTGATCGCGAGCGCTGTTTCGGGCGTCACGGGAACCTTGGCGGCGGCGACCTATTCGGTGATCGTGGTGGCCCTGACGCTGGAGGGGATGAAGAACGCCTCGCTCAGTCCCGGCGTCGCCACCAGCAAGACAATCACCGGCCAGGATGGCAAGACCTTTACCCTCAATGGCGGCTCGTCCAACAAGTCGGTCAGCGGTTCGGTTCCTTTGAGCCTGGGCCAGGTGCTGCAGGCCAGCGTCCCCCCGATCAACGGCGCGCTCGGCTATGCTTGGTACGTAGGCGCGGTGGGCGGTGAAACGCTTCAGGCGATCACGACGATCAACTCCATCGCGCTCTCGGCGCCGCTGTCGAGCGGCAACCAGGCGGCCGCCGCGATCACCGCCGACTGCTCCACCAACGCCACCGCTTTCGACGGGCTTTTGACCTGGGCGTTCAAGTCGGGCGGCTATCAGAACACGCTCGCCACCGGAACGCCCGGCGTCGGCACGACCCTGACCGCGTCGGGGAAGGGCACGGTGAACGAGATCGACGCCATGCTGGAAGGGATGTGGGACGCCTATCAGGTCTCGCCCGATGTTCTCTATGTCAACAGCCGCCAGTTGCGCGACATCACCACCAAGGCGCTCTCCAACGGCACAGCGCCCCTGCTGTCGATCCGCCAAGACGCCGATGCGCCGGGCTATCAGCTCACCGCCGGCGGCAATATCGGCTGGTATTTCAACCCCTTCACCATGGACGGGGGCCAGCGCATCCCGATCCGGCTGCACCCCAACGTGCCGGCCGGCACGATCCTCGGCTGGGCGTCGAACCTGCCGGCCCAGTACATGAGCAACAACGTGCCCTATGTGGCGTCGGTCAAAACGCGTCAGGACTATTACGCCATCGACTGGCCGATCACGACGCGCCAGCGCCAACGCGGCGTCTATGCGGAAGAAGTCCTGGCCGTCTACGCCCCCTTCGCCATGGGGATCATCAGCAACATCGCGCCGGGCTGAGGCTCAGCGCGGCTAAGATCGAGGGGCGATCGCAAGGTCGCCCCTCATTGTCGTCTGATGAGGGTGAGGCATGACCAATATCAATCGCAAGATGGTGCGGCTCTACGCCAGCGAGGGCCAGGACGAGGCCAATTACGGAACCGAACGGTTCCGCGTCCATGAGGACCACACCATCGACGTGCCAAGCGAGGCGGTCGATAGCCTTGTGCGCGTCGGTGGGTTCGAGCGGATTGCTGAGGCCGCCCCGGTTCCGAAAGGCCATATCGCCTTAGCCCATCCTCAAGGGATCGGGTGCTCCTGGGGTGGAACGGCTTATCCCGCGGATGCGGAAGGGCTGGTGGTCGTTCCGGTCGCGGCGGCGGGGGACCTGCTGGCCCACGGCTTCAAGCCGGTCGAAGAGCTTGAGGAGAAGACCCATGGCTGTGGGTGATCTCTGCCAACTCGCCGACGTCCAGGCCTGGCTGCCCAGCGCGCCCACCGCCTCGCCCGGCGTCGATCTGATCGCGCAATTGATCACCGCGGCGTCCCGCGCCATCTGCGCCTACTGCGGTCGCGGCCAGTTTACGGCCCAAAGCTATACCGACACCTATGACGGCGCCGCTAAGACCTGGATGCTGCTGCGCCAATGGCCGGTGCTGTCGGTGACCGCCATCGCCCTGACCCAGGGCGGGGTCGCCACGACCGTCAGCGATCCGACCGCGTTTCAGCTCGAAGCCCCCATCCCGGCCGGCGGCGCCCAGCGCCTGACCTTGATCGCGCCTCATCTGTATTTCCCGCGAGGTCGAGGAAACGTGCAGATTACCTATGAGGCGGGCTATGCGGCCGTACCGGCCGACGTCGCTCAGGCCTGTATCGAGGCGGTCGGCGAGGCCTATCAGCGGCGCAACCGGATCGGCCAGACCTCCGTCTCCAGCCAGGGCCAGACCACGGTCGCCTTTAGCCAGAGCGACCTGAACGCGGCGGCCAAGGCCATGCTGGAGCCCTATATCCGGCGACTGCCGCTCTAGGCGCCCATGGCTGCGTTCAAACTCACGGGCGCCGATGAGGTCCTCCAGCGCTTCGAACGCCTGGGCGCCGACGTTCAGGCCTGCCTGTTGGCCACCAGCCAGACGCTCGCCGCCAACCTCCAGGCGCACGTCCAGCAGGACAAGCTCTCCGGCCAGGTGCTGAACCGGCTGTCGGGCGACCTGGCTGCGTCCATCGCCGCGACGGTGGAGATCGGCGACGGGGTCGTGACCGCCCAAGTCTTCGCGACCAATCCGCCGCTCTATGCGGGCATATTAGAGTTTGGCGGCGTGATGCCGGCCCACGACGTCAGGCCTGTCTCAGCTGAGGCTCTGTCGTTCATGATCGACGGTCGGCGGGTGTTCGCCAAGGTCGCGCACATTCCTGACGTGACGCTGCCGGCCCATTCGTACCTGCGCGCTTCGCTGCAAGACATGGCGGCCGAGATCACGACGGAGTTGCAACAGGCCGTCGCCCGCGCCCTGAAAGGCGAAACCGCATGACCCGTGAGCCGATCTTCGCCGCCCTGTTCGCGCTCGGCCAAACCATCGCCTGGACGGACCCGGAAACTCAGGACCTCACAGGCTTCGGCTATAGTAACCGGCGAATCCAGACGTCCGATCAGATTCCGGCGGACCTGACGCCGGCCCTGCTGCAAGGCGTCGGGCCTGAGGAGTTCAGGGTTTCGCCGGGCCTGCCGCCCAAGCGAACCTTAACCGCCAACTGGCTGATCTATTACAAGCCTCGATTATCGCCCCAGACCACCGACCCCCTCACCAACGCGATTATGGATGGGATCGAGGCGGTGTTCGTCCCCGACAGTCTGACCGGAACCGTCACCCTGGGCGGCCTGGTCGCCCACGCCTGGATCGAGGGCGAGGTGTTCAAGGCGGCCGGCGACCTAAACGATCAGGCCATGATCGTGGTCCCGATCAAACTCCTCATTCCCTAGCTTAAAGGACGCTAACCCTATGGCTCACCAGTTCAATTTCGGCACGGGCAATATCTACGCCTTACCCGTAGGGGGCGGCGCGCCGGTCCCGTTCGGCTCCGTCAACGGCGCCTCGATCGACTTCGATGGCGACGTCAAGATGCTCTACGGCTCCAACCAGTATCCAGACGACGTCGCCGTCGGAAAGCGCAAGATCACCGGCAAGGTGACGTTTGGGCGGCTGGATCTCGCCGTCGCCAATCAGGTCTTCTTCGGCCAGAGCGTGGCGACGGGCCAGATCGTCGGGGTGCTGGCTGAGGCTGGGACGATCGCCGCGGCCGCCCCCTACAGTTACGACGTCGCCAACGGCGCGACATTTTCCACCGACCTTGGCGTTCGCTACGCCTCAACCGGCGTCCAGCTTGGGCAGGTCGCGACCAACCCGGCGGTCGGCCAGTATGCTGTAAGCCCGTCTGGCGTCTACACCTTCGCCGCTGGCGACGCCGGCAAGGCGGTCTATGTCGACTACACTTTCACGTCGCCCACAGCCGGCTACACCCTCAACGGCGTCAACCAGACCATGGGGCTCTTGCCCACCTTCCAGCTCGATCTGGTGAACCTGACCAAGGGCAAGTCCCTGACCATGACGCTCTATTCCTGCGTCGCTAACAAGTTCTCCCTGCCGTTCAAGCAAGAGGACTATATGGAGCAGGAGGTGGATTTCTCCGCCTTCGCCAACGGCGGCGGCCAGGTCTTCACCTGGAGCGTCACGGGTGGCTAAGCTCACCATCGGCGGCGCCGTCTACGATCTGCGCCCCTTCAAGTTCCGCGAGTTGCGCCAGGCGGCGCCCGCGATCGATCGCATCGCGGCCCGGGCCCGGGAGGGTGCTGGCGGCCTGGCCGCCATGACCGACGGGGTGAGCGATCTCCTGGAGGTGCTGGCGATCGGCCTGGAGGACAGATCGGCCGAGGACCTCGCCGCCGACCTCGCCATGACCGAAGTCGCCGGAGTCCAGGCGGCGTTCGTAAGCCTTCTGGCCGAGTCAGGG